TTAAAATAATTCTTTTGAGACGTTTTCCATGAGTTGGCTAAACTTTTGGGAAGCGTCTTTTTTGTATGAATTTGTGATTTTAGCATAGATGTTCATTGTGGTATTGATATCTTTGTGACGTAAGCGTTCCTGAATTTCTTTAATATGTACACCAGCTTCTATAAGTAAAGCGCAATGTGTATGACGGAATGAGTGAGTGGAGATGTTTTTATTAATATTAGTCTTTTTAAGTATCGCTTTGATCCATAACTGCAACTTTTTAATCACAAGTGGATACCCGTTATTATCTGTAAATACAAAATTATTATCTTCATACAGTTCATCTTTCCAATTGGCCTGCACATTTATCTTATACTCACGCAACATCTTTATTACATTTGGATCTACTGAAATTTTACCGATAGAGCTTTCAGTTTTTGGTGTCAGTATTTGATACTTTTTCTTATTATTATTAGGATTGTAATAAGTTTTAGTAATGTTAATCGTGTTGTTCTCAAAGTCAATATCAGCCCATTTTAAAGCTAGTAATTCACCAGCACGCATGCCTGTATAGGCTAATGTGGTAAAGACTTCAAAACTATTTTGTGGTGAATGATTATATTTTGCCACTTGTAAGAACTCAAATAATTCATCTTTTTCAAGAAATTTTTTATGTATCTCAGTATCTTCTAATTCCTCAACGGTACGTTTCTTTTTAGGACGTTTGATACCTTCGATAGGAAGCGCCTTAATTATCTTCATATCATAAGCATATCTAAATATCATGTTTGTAGATGCCACAATACTATCTACATAATTCTTACTGAATTTTGCACTCATATCGTCCACAAAACGCTGATAATCATGTTTTTTGATACTTTGTATCGGATAAGTCCCAAAACGTTGTATAGCGTGATGTGTGGCTTTCTCACGAGCTCTCACGCTGCTTATTTTCACTTCATTAGCATATTGTTTAAGCCAATCATCAGCCACTTGTTTGAATGTAGATGAAGAAGGTGCTATATATTCACCAGTACGCAATTGACGTTCAACCATTTCAGCGTGGTGTTTAGCATCTGATTTACGTTTGAAACCTGATTTAGAGATATATTTATATTTGCCAGTAGTCGGATTCTTACCTGTAGAAATACGATAACGCCATGTGTTGCCACGTTTTTCATATGTTGCCATAAGGTTCACCTACTTAACGTTTAAATACTGTTTAATAAATTTGTCAAATTCCTTAGTAATATCATCATATACTTCTTTGCTACCGCTACCTTTATGCTTTAGTAATATTTGTAGTAAGGCGGAAACGAAAATAATATTGTTCTTTCTATTTTCTTCATCTATATTCTTGTTAGTGTTCTCATTAGTTTCAAGTTCAATAAAATTGTATACATTTCTTAATAAATTAACCTGAGATACGTTCAAGTCTTTTTTAATTAAATTTATATAATTTTCTTTGACCTTTAATTCGGTTTTATCAAAAGAGTTTTTCATTGCTTCCAAGAATTTTTGATTCTGAATCTCTTTTTGTTCTTTTGGTAAATCGTTAATAGACACGAAAATGTTTGCTAGTCCAACTAATTCTTCAAAGCTGTAATCATAGTAGAGAGAAATCTTATTAATGACTTCAATTGTTGGTTTCCTCTCTTTACCACTTCTAGGGTCAAAACCTTTTTCTAAACTATCTAAGTAAGTATGACTAATGCCAATATTTTGAGATGCTTCCCTAATAGACTGATTACCTCTTAACTCTTTGATTTTTCTTCCGAATTCATTCATTTTTTAAACCTCCTTAAAATTTTTACTACTATATTGTAATTCATAGTTGACATCGAAAGCAACCTATACTATATTATTAGTGGGAGGTGTTAATCATGAATAACACAATTAAAGAAATAAGGTTGTCAAAAGGAATAACTGTAACTCAATTAAGTAAGAAAACTGGTTTAAGTAGAAATGCAATATATAAGCTAGAAGATGGCAATACTAATCCAAGTTTGGAAACTATTAAAAAAATTTCTTATGGTTTAGACGAAACGCCATCAAAAATTTTTAACCTAAATGTTATTCAAGAATTACAAAAGGAGGCATAACTATTGATCAAACAAATTTTTAATGAAAAAGAAATCCGCTTTATTGAAAAAGACGGTGAGTATTGGGCAGTAGCGAGTGATATTGCAAAAGTATTGGGGTTTAGAGATGCACACACTGCTACAAGATATTTACCTGAGCATACAAGAGGTACTCTTAAAGGGCGTACCACATCGGATAAAAAGAAATCAAGAAAATTCCAAGATTACACAGTTATTAACGAAAAAGGTATTTATCGACTTGTAATGCGTTCTAACAAACCTGAAGCTGAAGATTTCCAAGATTGGATTTGTGACGTACTGGTTGAATTAAGACAAGCCACAGGACTTAAAGGGTATGAAGCCTTCCGCATGTTAGATAAACAAAAGCAAAAAGAAGCTATGGCAATTATCCAAAGAGCACATAAATCAGATAAGCCAATCAATTACATTAAAGCCAATACTATTGCAAATAAAGCCGTATCAACTGCTTTTGGGTATGAAAAGATGATTGGTAAAGAAGAAATGACACCAGATATGTTAGAAGTGCGTCAAGTTATTCTTGATGATGTTGTTAAGCTAACCGAAACGAAAAATCAATTTAATCTTGATATTAAAGTAAGTAAAAGTATTTATGACAAATATGGGGTGGGTTAAATGTTTAATATTGACATTGATGAAAACGAAGCACGTGAGATGTTACAAAAGGCAATTGATGAGCGTGTGGACGAATTAGCGCATGATAAATATTTCATGACCTATAAAGAATTATCTGAGTACCTGAATTTAAGTAAACCAACAATTGAAGAATTACTGATTAAAAACGGTCTCAAGTATTTCCGTGTAGGTTCGACATATCGTTTCAAGAAGTCTGATGTCGATGAATTTATGGATCACATCACATCTCAAATGAATATTCATGATAACGATTTAAAAAAACTAAATAAGGTGGTAGCACGATGAGACAACAAGTGATTATTACAAAGACGATTCTCAACTGGTATAACATCAAGGATACAAATCACAACTTGCTATTAAATGTATCACCACAAGTATTTGAGCAGAGCTTCCCTGAAGTGAACAACGATGTTCAAATTGCAGTGTTAGAAATGGATTTATCAAGAATTTCAGAAATCAAAAATAAGAAAAAGGTAGGTAACTAAAATGAAAATTAAGCAAAGATATTATTTGTCGAAAGTAGTTAAAGTGATTGAAAAAGTATTAGATGAGAAGGATAAAGAAGTTTTCTTATCAGTTAAAGACAGATTTCATTCAATTACTGATTATAAATATAATGATACAGAATTTTATGAACACATTCTGAAATTAGTTCATAAAGAATTGTTCAACATTCTTGCAGAATTAGATTTTGATGATGAAGCATTTTCTATTCTTGACGAAGTAACTATGACGTTAAGTGATGTTATAGAAGAAGATGACGAAATTTATTACTATACCGTCACAGATAGTTCAGGTGAACATAAACATACTACAGATCGTGAAGGTCATGTGATTGGAATTTTAGAGTGGGCATTAGATTATATTGCAGGAAATATCGAAGTGGAGGACAACGCATAATGAATTTAAGATTAAATGATTTATTTTGTGAAATTGAAGTTGTTAAAGAAAAGTTAGAGGATTTAAAAACAGTTCACGGGTGGTTTATCGCAGATGCCTTTTCATATACACAATTAACCACGATGGAAGAAGTAAATGCTTATGGGCGTGCATACGCTGAGCATCGTATTCATTGTGAACAACTAGGAGATTTAATGCATATGTATATTGAAGAGCTTGATAAGAAAATCAATCAGTATCATGAAATAGAAAAAGCGTCATCAGCGAAGTTTAGCGACAGAACTGATAACGCATAGAACGAAGTATTTAATTAAATACTCACTCAAATAATAACATAAAAGCGAGGTTGATTATATGAATGAAGTTGAACTATACAAAAAACATTTAGAGTTTCATTCAAAACTAGATTATGTAAATACAGCAAATTTGTCAAGAATTAAAGAGATTAGTAAGCGAATTAATTTCGCTTCTATCTCTACTGAAAAACAAATTTTTGATAATAAAGGTAACCTTTACCACAGAAAAAAAGATGATGTAGCAGGCGATTATATAAGTAATCTTACTTTAGATTATACCATAATACCACGTGAATTAGGAATGATTTACGGTACAGTTTTCGTCAAAACTGAGAACGAAGAAGAAACAGCACGTTTTAAGGCTGATAAATTCAATAATTACGCAAAGTTCATCGCTGACTTAATTTCTGAGAAAGTTATTTACTCAAATGAGTTGGAACAATTTTTGATGGTTAAGAAAAATAAATATATTGCTATTGATGAAACAAATTTTGCGCTTGAATATCCAGTCGATAATAAACATCAGATCAATGATTTTATCGAAGTAATGCTTGAGTTGTATCGAGAGCATTTAGGAGAAACACACGAATACAAAATATACCCTTTTGCATTTGCTGGGAATGATTTTATATATGATTGTCGAAATCTTGAATTGACCGAAAGGCAACTTGATGAAAATGAGTTGTTCATACTCAAATATGATGTGAAGTTATCAGATATTGATACTGAAATTCCAAAAAAGTTTTTCAATCTAGTTACCGAAAATAACAAAAGTAAGAATAATCTTATGCTTTTGCATGCCTATGTGATATTTCGAAAAATGAAATTAGTGCAAGCTGAAAAATGGTTCTTGATGAAAGATTTTGGACGTTCAGGAAAAGGTTTGCTTATGGAAACATTCAATGAGTTGTTAAAAGTGAATAAGGTTAATTTTGATAGTCTTATTGCGGGTGGCTTTGAATCGGCGAATGAGTGGATGAGTTTCTACGGTGCAGACTTAGCACACGCTAATGAAACGGGTGAAATCACTAAACCTATGATGCGTATATTAAGAAAAATAGCTACAGGTGAAATTATATCTGGTCGTGGAATTGGTAGAAACGCATTTACTTTTAGAAACAAATCTGTTCTGGTGCTAGATACAAATGAAAACGTAGATACTGGAGAGATTACCGCAAACACGACACGTACAGTCAAAATTTCTCTTAAAGATAGACCGATACACGAAACAGACGAGGAACGATACAAAGTTTTTGAACCGTATTGGAATTTTGTTAAACCTAATGACAAATGTTCAGTGGCTTCTGCTATTTCATTTCTGATTGTAAGTTTAGATCACCTTAAATCAATAGGCGGTGAATTCAAGTTCAATGATGTTACATTAAAACATTATTTTAGTGAAGATGAATTGACTGAAACGCAAGTCGTTATATTGAAAATGCTTAAAAAACAAGGGTTTGTTCCTGCAGGCGATGAAACATTGCAACGGTTAATTCAAGAGGATTATAAAAGTTTGAAATTTAAAAAAGCACAGCAAGATATGAGAAGAATAGGTGTAGCAACAAGGCAAGACAAATGGTTAGAAGGTCAAAGTTGTAAAGTACACGAAATAGGTAATCAAGAATTATTCGATATGGCTTATAACCTTTTAGAAAGATAAATAATAATTGTAGGTGAGCATCACCATTACATCACCATTATACTCACCATTATACTCACCATTAAATCCGTTGATATAACAATACCTCACCAACATTTCCATTATTTTCATCAGTAAATTAATAAACAAAAATATAAATGCTCTTTTAGAAAAAAAGTCGGCAATGATGGTGAGGAATAAAGGAGGTTACCAATTGTCAGGTTATCATGTTGCAAAACAATTATTAAAAAAGAATATTCAAGTTATACCGCTCAACAAATATAAAAAGCCTAGTGTTACGTTTGCAGATGTTGATATAACTGATGATTTTATTGAACAACACGAATATTTATATCACTACACTCATGTGTTAGGTGTCCTTACAAGAGGGGTGTGGTGTATCGATATAGACATTGACCTTGATGAAAATAAAGACGGTTTTGAAAGTATTAAGCACATTCCATATTATAATGAGATTGTAACTAATGCGCAAAATACACTTGTTCAAACTACGCCGAGTGGTGGCAAACATATTATATTCAGGAAACGTAAAGGGATTGAATACGGTCAGAAAATAAGCTATTTGCCGTCTGTTGATATTAAAGCGCATGACAATAATTATTTTGTACTTGCTGGCAGTCGTACATTAAAGGGACAGTATAAACATAATAAAACCAAAGTACGTGAATATAATGGCAATTTCGAACAACGTATATTTTCTAAGCAAGGTAACTATACACAACAAACACTTGAACCTTATTCAGTAAAAAACGTGTTACCAAATAACAACTTCGAGCATTTAGCTAACGGTAAAGGCGGAGAGGGTAAACGTGCTTATCAAAGAATAGTAGACGGTACAAGTGAATACAGAAATGATGACCTATATAAAGCAGTTAGTTATGCCATGCAATGTAACGTTGATATAGATCCTTTAAGGATATTAATAGGAGATAATAAAAACGGTGATGTAATAACCGAGAGAGAGTGGGAGGCGACTGTTAGAAGTGCAAGCCGTTAATAAAATTTACAGTTTAGACGAGCAGGCGGAAAAAATAGGATTAATCACAGGAATATCAGAAGAAATATACTTTTGTTCAATAAGTAAAGGGTCACAAGTATATCTTGAAAAAATTGATAGCAACTGGGTAGCGTGGCGTGAAAGTTTTATACCTAACACTAATAAAAGGACTAATTATAAAATTATAGCTAACGGTGATTACGATTTTGTGTTAGCACGACTAAAAAATTATCTAAAATACATTAAAAGAAACTCAGTTAAATACCCTTAATCCCTTACCACAACTAGCTTTATATACCCTAGTGTGGTATAATTTAGATGTATAAAACGAACGTATGTACTTATTGGACGAACAAACATTCTATAAAGTAGGTGACAAAGTGCCGAAGTGGATTAATAAGATGCTAGGACTTGATAAGTTTGAGCAAACGACTGCACAACAGTTTGAAATGCTAACGGGTGGCTTTAAGTCATTATCGCAGTTTTCAGGTGACGCATATTCAAACGATATATATCGCAGTGCAGTAGATACCATTGCTCGCCATATTGCGAAGTTATCAGGCAAGCATGTAAATAATACAAAAGACTTTAATAACTATAAAATTAACAGAATTTTACAAAATAGACCCAATCCTTATATGAGTGGTTATGACTTTCTCTATAAAGTAGCGACTCAATACTACTTATTTAATAATGCGTTTATCCTTGTACAAAAGGACGATAAAGGTAACTTGAAAAGTTTATATCCTTTAACGCCAAGTAGTGTTGAATATGTGGTTGATGGTGCAGGCGAAATGTATCTTAAATTTTTATTCAATGATGGTGAAATCGTTCATTTCCACATTTCAGAAATTGCGGTATTGCGTCGACACTTCAATTCTAATGAATTACTGGGAGATAACAACGATGCGATCATGAGTACGTTACAACTCGCACAGACACAAAGCGAGGGTATGACTGAGGCGATTAAGAATTCTGCTCAAATCAGAGGTATTCTGAAATATAATCAAGCATTAAGTCCTAGTAAGTTAAAGCAGGCGAAAGAAGAATTTACGAGCAATTATTTATCAATGGCAAATAACGGCGGAATTGTTCCATTAGATCCTTCAATGGATTACCAGCAACTGAATATATCAGATGTACAAATAGACACATCGCAAATAAAAGTGATTAAACAAAAGATATATGACTATCTAGGAATCAATGAAGCTATTGTGACGGGGAGTTATGATGAAAACACATGGCAAGCGTTCTTTGAATCTGTGATTGAACCTTTCGCCATTCAGTTATCCTCAGAGCTTACCGAAAAGATTTTTACTGAACGTGAACAGTCTTTTAGTAACCGCATCATATATGAATCATCAAAATTACAGTATGCAAGTAATCAATCGAAATCAACGATTATCAAAGAATTGTTGCCACTCGGATTACTAACCATTAATGAAGCACGTGACTTAATGAATCTTCCTCATGTAGATGATGGTGATGAACGCATACAAAGTTTGAACTATATCGAAAAAACATTAGCGAAAAATTATCAGATGGCGGACAAGGAGGTTAAAGCAGATGAAGGAAATTAGAAGTGCTGATATACAAACAGATTCCCAAAGTACCGAAATGGTACTTGAGGGAACAGCAATTGTTTTTAATAAACCTACTCAAATTAATACGCCAACAGGTTCATATACCGAAGTCATTAAACGGAACGCGTTAGATGGCTTGAAGCTCAACGATACACGACTTTTAGTGTCACATGATATGAATCGTATCCCATTAGCAAAATCACCTAAGACAATGGATATATGGACTGATGATGTAGGTATGCATTTCCGCGCTACCTTACCAGATACGGAAGAAGCACGCTCTGTTTATACGGCAGTAAAACGGGGCGACCTCTCAGGTATGAGTTTTGGTTTCACAGTATCTGACGGCAGTCAATATGATGTGAATACACGCACACGTACTATTACTAAAATTGATAAGGTGCTTGAGTTTAGTGTTGTGAATTATCCCGCATATGCAGAAGCAAGCGTAGAAGCACGACAACAAATTCAGGAAGCTGAACTTAAACACAAAGCAAGACAACAAGCCTTAATCGGTTTGAACAAATTACAATCAAAGGAGCTTAAATAAAATGTTTAATACAGTGCAAGAAGCATTTAATCATTATCGCAATGCATCACTTGAAGATATTGAAACACGTGCTGGAGAAATTAGAGGCACAATCGAAAATGACCCAGAGGCAGATGTAACAAAGTTAAATATTGAAATTGAAGGCTTAAATCAAGCTAAAGAAAATATTAAAGAAAAGGAGAATCAACAAGTGGAAAATCGTTCATATAATCCTATTACAGGACAACAATTTAAACAAAGTAATGAAATTCAAAATAATAATGTATTCGGTACTGAGGAATACCGTTCAGCATTCTTTAAGAAGATGCTAGGCAAAGAATTATCAGATGTAGAGCAACGTTCTTTCAACCACGCTATGGAACAGCAACGTGTTGAAAATCGTGCAACTGGTTTTACTTCTTCATCAGACGCATCGGCGGTTATTCCAGAACAAACACTTAATGAAGTGATTCGACGTGCTAGAACACAAGGGGGATTACTTGCAAATGTACGTTCATTCAATATGCCGACTAAAATTCGGATTCCAATTTCTACGCCACAAGAACGCGCTGAATGGCATGTAGAAGGTGCAGAGGTTGAACCAGACAAAGCAGTAACTACTGCAGTTAAGTTTGAAGCTAATGAGATTATTAAAATCTTTAGCATCTCAGTGAAAGCTAAGACGATGAGTATTTCAGCGTTTGAATCTTATCTTGTAGAAGAATTAACAAACTGCGTTGTAGAGGCTATTGAGTACGCATTAATCAATGGTACAGGTTCAGGTCAAGGTCAAGGTATCTTAAAAGGTGTGAGCTGGGACGAATCAAATAGCTTAACGTTATCTGGCAAATATACGGATTTCACTAAAGCGTTAGGATTATTAAAACGAGGCTATGCACAAAATGCGAAGTTTGCCATGAGTAATGCTACGTTATACAACACAGTATATGGCGTTGAAGATGGCAACAAACGACCAATCTTCGTACAAGATACACAGCGTGAGAACGTTGGCTATATCTTCGGCAAGCCAGTTATCATTGATGACAATATTGAAGATGGCACAATCATTCTCGGTGACTTCAATTATGTAGGTTACAACTTGCCTCAAGGTGTAATGTTAGAAAGCTCACGTGAGTCATCATTCCGTTCAGGCTTAATTGACTATCGAGCTATGGCGGTAGCAGATACTCGTGTATTAGTAGATGAAGCGTTTGTTAAATTATCTAGCGAGTCACCTGATTTAGGAGTTTAAAACATTGAGGGCATCAGTTAATAGCTGGTGTCCTTTATTATAAGGAAGTGAAATATATGATCATAACAATCGAAGAAGCGCGTAATGCTTTACGAGTAGATGGTGATTACAATGATGAGATTATCAAACCACTTATCGATGCGATACCTAACTACCTGTATATCACTACTGGGCGTGATTGGTTAGATGAACCAGTACAACCATTAGCACAAACGACAGCTAAGTTTATATTGCAGTTGTGGTTTGACCCACAGACACAAGACAGTGAGCGTTTAAAGTGTACGATTGATAGTTTATTGGTATCTTTAACTGCATTAGGTCGTGATTATAATGAGTAGGAGTATTCCAGCATCATTTTATAGAAGTAGCAAATGGATTAAGTGTAAAAACAACTATATGTCTAAACAGAATTATATTTGTGAAAGATGTGGTGGTTTAGCATCTATTTGTCATCACAAAATATATTTAAACACAGATAATTATAAGAATCCGTATGTATCGTTAAACCATGACCATTTAGAAGCATTGTGTCAGACGTGCCACAATCAGGAACATTTCGGGACACCAGCAATTGGTGAGGGATTACAATTCGATAAAGATGGAAATATAATAAAAGTATAAATTAAATTAATTAAGTACCCCCTATGTGTGAATGTATAATTACACTTCTGGGAAGCGGTGCAGGGAGTTTTCTTTTCCTCCACCCGATATTTTCAATATTTAGGGGTGCCTAAAAATAAAGGTAGGAGAATATAAAAATGAAATATATCAATTTGGAAAAACTTAAAACATACATTGATAAAAATGATATAGAAAATAAACATATAGCGTACGATTTGTTGGAAGAGCTAACATTTATGAAAGAAACACTGGACGAATTAAAACGTACTGTACGTGAGCATGGTGCAACATACGTATTTACACAAGGTGAACAATCATACCTTAAAGAGAACCCAGCTATGAAGTCATACAATACAACTGTAACAAAGTATAACGCCACTTATAAGCAATTATTGTCGCTCCTGCCTCAACGAGTAGAAAAATCAGATGCGTTTATGGACTTTGTGACGAATGGCTAACTACATTAAACAGTATTACCAAAAAATTGAAAGTGGCGATATTGTAGCTTCAAAACGTGTACGTAAACAATATAAGAAGCTCTTAGATGACATGGAGCATCACGACAAATACATTTATGATGAATCAAAAGCAGAACGTCCTATCGCTTTTATAGAGCGTTTCTGCCGTCATTCTAAAGGTGAGCTGGCGGGTAAGCCCCTGAAGTTAGATTTGTTTCAAAAAGCCTATATTTCGGCGCTATTTGGATTTGTAGATAAGGAAACAGGTTACCGACGTTATACCGAGTCCTTTTTCTTTGTTGGGCGTAAGAACGGTAAAACAACCATGTTAAGTGCTATTGCATTATATATGATGATTGCAGACGGGGAAAGTGGCTCAGAAGTGTACTCAGTTGCATCGAAACGTGACCAAGCTAATATCTTATTCGACCAAGCACATGAGATGATTGTACAGAGCCCTGACTTAAACAAAAATATCCGTAAGCGTAAAAGTGATTTATACTTTGCGCATAACTTTAGTAAGATGCAGTCTTTAGCTAAAAACTCAAATTCATTAGATGGATTGAATGCGCATCTTGTTGTGATTGACGAATTACATTCTATTCAAGACCGCAATTTATATGAAGTAATGAAACAATCACAATCAGCACGCACACAACCGTTATTGATTATGATTACAACGGCTGGAACACATAGAGGTACGATATTTGATGACTTATATGAGTATGCTTGTAACGTGGTTGACGGTAAATTTGAAGATGATAACTTTTTACCGATTATGTACGAGTTAGATCATAAAGCTGAATATAAGATGCCTGAATGCTGGCAAAAGGCAAATCCTGCCTTAGGTGTATCAAAAAAGGTTGAGGACTTAGAACGCAAAGTTGCACGTGCTAAAAACAATGTAAATGACTTAACGGGAATCCTAACTAAAGATTTTAATATACGTGAAGTCACACATAGCGCATGGCTTACGTTTGAGGCGATTAACAATGAAGCTACCTTTGATATACGTGACTTCTCAGGTAGTTATGCGATAGGTGGTGCTGACCTTTCCATCACTACCGATTTAAGTTGTGCCACGTTGTTATTTGTAGAACCTGAAACAGAAATGCGCTTTGTACATCAGATGTATTGGTTGCCTGAGGATAACCTCAGAAAGCGTGTAGACGAAGATAAGATACCGTATGACAAATGGTATGAGCAAGGACTGATTCGTTTGTGTAGGGGCAATACGATTAATTACAGCGACATCACAGACTGGTTTTTAGAGATGTTGAATGAGTACGACATCACGCCTCTATGGATATACTACGATAATTATTCTGCTCGTTACTGGGTTGACGAAATGGAGGCTAACGGCTTTAAAATGGTGCGTACGCCACAAGGGGCGAAAACGTTAAGTTTACCTATGCAAAATATGGGGGCTGATTTAGAGAAACACAAAATCAATTACAATAACAATCCTATATTGAAGTGGTGCTTAACAAATACGGGGATAGAAACAGATCGTAACGGAAATATTGTTCCTGTTAAGAATCAATCGCCAAAACGCCGTATTGACGGCACATCTTCATTATTAGATGCATATGTAGGTTTGTTTGATAACTATGAACAGTTTTTGAGAGCGATGTAAGAGCTGGGGTAACGATTCGTTACGTCGCAAATCACGACGTTAGATATAGGAGGTGTAACAATGGCATATCACTTTAATAATAAAATAAAAATAACTAAAAGGGTAAGTAGTGGACCAATGCCTAATGATTATAAGGAAGAAGTAATTGCAAAACCATGGGCAGACATTAAAACGATACGTGGGAATGAGTATTTAAGCTCTGGACTTACAGCATCGGAAATCCCTGTGAGGTTCATTATTAGATATAGAGAGGGTATAACTGCAAAACAACGTATCAAATGGAAGGATTTAGATTTTAATATCGAATCTGTACAAAATGATGATGGTTTGAATAGAACACTTACAATTTATGGTAAGGCATATAAATAAGACGCTGAGAGAAGCGCTCAGACGCATTATAAATTTGTTTTGTGGGTAATTATAAATTAATCGCAGATAGACACATTTACAAGGAGGTAATATAAATGAATAAAGAATACATTTTGAAGTTATTAAAGAAAGATGGTTTAGATCATATTGAGTTGACATTAATTACTGGAGATAAAGTATCAGTTTATAGTATTGAAGAAGATAATTCGGAAAAAGAATTAATAGAAGTGTTAGAACCTACAAAAATTACTGTAAATCTAAAACATGTAGTTATGATTGAAGAAATCTACCCACCAGATTTTGAGGCTTTGAATAAAATAAATTTTTAATTAACAACACTTCACAAGGTTTAGAATATTAAAATTCTAAGCCTTTTTTTGTTGGTCTGAAAATAAAATGGTGGTCATAATTTGGTCATAATGGGCTGAAAAAACTAAAAATAATGGTATAATACAAATATATAAATGTTGATTTAATAGGCTTTTATGAATGTATTTTAGTTTGTTTTAAGCAGTACTTAATGCCAGGAATGATGTAAAACTGTTTATAGTTTTGACTAACTAGAACATTCCATGATAGACGAGTGTGATTCGTTCTAAATAAATATTAGAGCGTATGAAAATATGTTTTTAAGACGTTTTCCATTAGTTACCAAAACTTTTGGAAGGCGTCTTTATTATGTGCTGATGTGTTATTTAGATTCATAATGGGGGTTTTTTCAATGTTAAAATCATATAGATTATATAGAGAAGTTTAGTATACCTTTTGAGTATATAAGGAGTTTCTTCTAGTATGTTGTAATGTAATTAGATTTCCGGTAATCAATTCGGCTTTGCAGAGGACTCACTTGCGTATTGTAGTAAGAAGCTGTCTGCATTTTGAAAACACCCACACTAGTTACAGCATGGGTGTTTTTATGCTAAGAATCAAATTGGTTTAAGTGCAAAATCATATACACTAAAGAAATTTATTGAATCTATTGTCGAAAAGATGCTTTCATGATACATTGTAAACAAGAAGACAACGTAGACAATGTATACTTGGTTGTCAAATGAAGTAAAATAAGGAAGTGAGTAGTATGGCTACAATAAGTATTACTACTGATTATAAATTCACAAAAAAATCAGCGCAAAAACTAATAGATGCAATGGAGATTAACGAAAATAATAGTAATGTGAACAAAACAAACATAAAAGCGACTAAAATAAAATCAACTTGTGAGGTTGAAAATCTATTGAAGGACTATCGAAGTAATTGACTGTAAAAGTAATATCACTTTCAGAATTGTTAACAGGTGATAAGCAAGAGGTTAAGCGAAAGATACCTTCAGTTTTAAATATAGTAAATTCATTTGAGATAATATCAATTTCAGGAAGTGAATCAGCGCACGATGTTGATTTATTTTTGAAAAATAAGTCTATAGCATTTGATAGACAAAACCTGTCTAGAACTCATTTAGTTTTTTCACAATTCAAAAGCAAACAAATACTAGTTGGCTATTTTACAATTAGCAATAAACCCTTAGTTTTTACAAAACGTATGTTAGATAAAATATCAAACACGTTAAAGAAGAAGTTATATCAAAAGGGTGAAACTCACAGTGGAAATGACAATTTAATCATACAAGGATACTTAATTGCTCAAATAGGAAAAAATTATTCTGAAGAAGCATTGGCTACAAAATCCATAAATGGAAACGATTTGTTAACTTTAGCATATGAGAAAGTTTTAGAAGGTGCGAGCATATTTGGCGGTTCATATATTTGGATAGAGTATGAAGATGTTGATAGATTAAGAGAATTTTATAGAAAATTTGGATTTACAGAAATCAAAGATCATACAAGTGAAAATAATTTGAAGATGGCTATTCTTAAAATATAAGGCACAAAACCACACCCACCTATTGATTTAGGAGTGTGGTTATTTTTATGGAAGAATTTATAAAATAAAGGTCAAAGACATTTGAATATTTATCAACTGCTCTTCTATCAACACCCATGTGTCTAGCTATTTCACTTTTGCTTATTTTCATGTTTAAGTTCATCAT